TCTTCAGGTGTTGTTCTCAAACCAGCTTTGAGTTTGTCAATAGAGCGCTCGTTTCCGAACACTGCTTTGCAAATACCACGTATTATCGATTGTGCATTAAAGTTAACTTCACGTTCTTTCTGAAATTTTACTTTAAGAGCATAACGATGAGCGAAAGCATTTTTACAATCCTCTGGTGTATTGACATAATCCCGCAATAATTTAATGTTAGGTAAATATTTGTAGGACTTAAATGTACGATAATCTGGGATTAATGCTTCCACAGGCGCGGTCATCACGCCTTGTTGTATTGGTGCTGTGGTTGTGCTACTAATTGATTGAAAAGGTGCTGAATCGTTAACGGTTTTAATTGCATGGATTAAAGTATCCACAACAGGTGTTTCACTAACGAATATCTTCTCAATTCCATTGAATGCTTCTTGCTGGCAAGTTATTGCTGAGGCTAAGCCTCCGTCTTCAACGGCGTCAACATATACATCATTTGCATGATATACATTATTGAATTCCTCGAGATTTCTCAGAGGACTGCCATTGATTGTCAAAAAATGTTCAATCACGCTGCTATTACCGTAAAGGACCAAATTTTTCGTCGCCCTTGTCATCGCTGTGTATACAAACTTGGATCTGTTAGTTAATTGCGTTGTTACGCTTTTATCATCGATATAGAAACATATAGTTTCTTTACGAGATCCTTGGAATGTTGCGATGCTGGAAGAAGTGGCGCCCATTTGTGCTAATTTCTTATTAGTGGAGTCATTGTAAGAAAGCATTTGTACTCCAGTTTTAACTAATTCGGCAAGTTTAACAGCCTTATCAAGTACATAAATTGGTGCATCATTTTTTGGGTCACCAAGCATCATGAAGCCAAAACGGTCGTTCATTGCTTGACATATCTTCCATGGTACAGCATGTACACGTAACATATTTGTTGTAATACCAACTTCATCTAAAGGTGTTCCTTTGGTGACCCCATCGCATTGATTAATGTCTCCTACCAAAACGATGACCGCGTTTGGATTTAGAGCATAAATTATGCTGACGAATTCAAGTGTGAATTGTGATATTTCATCTATAACTATCGTTTGATATTGATCTTTAAGATGTGCAAATACCGTGTGTTGCGTGTATGATTGCGCTCCGTCTCCATTGTGTTTGTAAGATAATGTTCTGGAAGGAGCTATCCAGATACTATCTCTTTTATATTTTTCCATTGCAGATGTTGTTTTCCCGGCACTTGCATAACCAGTTATCGCTCTAACAGCATATTTGTGATCTCCATTGCAATCCTTAAGTGCTTTTAATACTCTAGGTAATTGTTCGGGGCAAATATCCTTGAAATGATCTTTCGCGAAAGCAATCGTCTTTTTCAGATTAAAAGGGATTTCATGATCTGTTTCATCTTGATGATATAAATCATAACATTTATTTAAAATATCATAATTAATTTTATTCTTAAAACAAGTAAAAACATGGGCTACTTTATCGCCTATGTCATGAATCTCACTTTTCTCAAAGAGCGAAGATAATCTCCACATCTCTGGATGATTGCGTTTACTGACTATAATATTTATAGTGTTGGCATTCTGCATGAATTGTATGTATTTCAATATTGAAGCGGTATGTTTGAAAGTGTAATCGATTTCCCAATATACACAATCATATTTTGTGGTAAAAACATTTTTCAAAGCGTGCTCATCGCACCATGCATGATGCATTTTAACATTATCGTTAAACTTTAAATCTTTAGGTACACTTTTATAATGCTTTATTTCATCACATTCATCCGTTTTATAATGCTTAGTCATTAATTTAGCCTCATAACCTTGCGGTTGAATTGTTACGAATCTATCTATTTTCATATCTTTACGATTTTTAAGAATATCAGATTTTTCTACGATCATTTCTAGTGTAGTTGAACTTCCACCAGTTGGGGTCGCAGTATAATGAGAGTTCTTGTAATATATAGTTAAATTCTCAGGCTGTATAGAATCAGGAGATGATATTATGATTAAATTCGATGTGAATTCATCATAGATCCTGATTCTAATATTATAACTTTGTGCAATTATTGAAAATGCATGTTGTATGACTTGGTTGGTGATCATAGAATTTTCCGTCTTCCAACCATTAACGATATACTCATCAATACCTTCGATTTTACACAATGCAGCATAATAATAAATTCGGCGTAGAAACTTTCCGACCGAAGGTTTATCATGTTTTGGTAAGCATTGCCAAATCGCATTCATAGCGCAGTGACCTGCACCAAAAACGCTTGGCATGTGTGAGTAATGTAATCTTTCCTCAAGAGGTCTTGTTTTGTAGTGTTGTCTAACCTCAACACATCTATTAAATAAATCACTAGTCATTAAAGGTGATTTACCAGAATTATTTTTCAACGATAACCAGTTATCAAAAAGGATGCGAAATACATTCTTCG